GCTATTGAGATTAGAAGAAGAACATCACAGACTACTAAATTAGTAGACTATGCTTCTGGGTCAGTTCTTACAGAGAACGATTTAGATACAGATAGTGACCAAGCATTCTTTATGTCACAAGAAAGTATTGATGATGCTAATGATGTAATTAAGATTTCAAATGTAGATTTTCAATATGACGCAACTAATAAGCAAATAAGAAATGTTGCAGACCCTACGTCAGCACAAGATGTTGCTACTAAAAACTACTTAGAAAACACTTGGTTATCCCCTGCAAACAAAACAGCTTTAACTACAGTAAACGCAAATATAGCTAATATTAATGCAGTTAATTCTAATGAAGCAAATATCAATTCAGTAAATTCTAACGAAACAAATATTAATACTGTTGCTACCAACATAGGCTCAGTAAATACTGTTGCTACAGATATTACTAAAGTTATTGCAGTAGCCAATGATTTAGCAGAAGCAGTATCAGAAGTTGAGACCGTAGCTGATGACCTTAATGAAGCTACAAGTGAGATTGATACAGTTGCAAGTTCTATATCTAACGTAGATACAGTTGGTACAAATATAGCCAACGTAAATACAGTAGCAGGAATTTCAGCTAACGTAACTACAGTAGCAGGTAACAATGCTAATGTTTCTACAGTAGCAGGTATTTCTGGTAATGTTACAACAGTAGCAGGAATTTCATCAGATGTAACTTCAGTTGCTAATGATGCAACAGATATTGGAACAGTAGCTACAGATATTGCAAACGTAAACACAGTTGCAGGTATCTCTGGTAACGTAAGTACAGTTGCAGGGATTTCTTCCAATGTAACTTCAATAGCAAACAATTCAGCTAACATAAATTCAGTAGCAGGAAACTCTACAAACATAAATACTGTTGCAGGAAATAATTCTAACATCAGTACAGTTGCAGGAATATCTAGCAACGTAACTTCGGTTGCAGGTATATCTTCAGACGTAACAGTAGTAGCAGGTGATGCTACAGACATTGGAACTGTTGCTACAGATTTAGCAGGTTCAGACAATATTGGAACTGTTGCAGGTTCAATCGCTAATGTTAATAATGTTGGTGGTTCAATTACTAATGTTAATGAAGTTGCAGGAAATTTATCTGGAGTTAATTACTTTGGAGAAAGATACAGAGTTTCATCTTCAGCACCAAGCACAAGTCTTGATGTAGGTGATTTATATTATGACACAACTTTAGACACTATGCGTGTCTATGGTTCATCTGGTTGGCAGAACGCAGGTTCATCAGTAAACGGAACTTCTGAAAGATTTAATTACACAGCTACAGGTGGACAAACTACATTCACAGGTTCAGACAATAACGGAAATACTTTAGCGTATGACGCAGGATTTATTGATGTTTATTTAAACGGTTCAAAATTATTAAACGGAACAGACGTAACTGTTACTTCAGGTACATCAGTAGTCTTAGCTAGTGGTGCAACAGCAGGTGACGTTATTGATATTGTAACTTATGGAACATTTTCAGTAGCAACACTAAACGCATCAAATCTAACAAGTGGTACAGTACCATCAGCAAGAATATCTGGTGCATACACAGGAATTACACAGACAGGAACTTTAACTTCTTTTGCATCAACTGGTATTGACGATAACGCAACAAGCACAGCTATTACTATAAATAGTAGTGAAAGCGTTGGAATAGGAGAAACATCACCTTTAGGAAAACTTCATGTAAAAACAGCAGATAGTGGAGCTTCAGCTAATTCCAATGGTGATGACTTAATTGTTGAAAATAGTTCTAACACAGGAATATCAATATTAAGTGGAAATTCAGATTTTGGTTTATTACTTTTTGGAGATGATGGAGATGATAATATAGGCAGAATACAATATCAACATAGTGATAATTCAATGCACTTTTTTACAAACGCTTCAGAAGCTATGCGTATCGACTCATCTGGAAATTTATTGGTGGGAAAAACTACTACTGCTTTAGGAACAGCAGGAACTTCAATAGAATCAAGTGGTAGAATAAATGTTACAAGAGATGGTGGAAATTCAGCTCAATTTACAAGATTAAATTCTGATGGAAATATTTTAAATTTTTATAAAGATGGAACATCAGTTGGTACTATTGGTACTGACCAAGATGATTTAGTAATTGGAAATGGAGATGTAGGATTTAGATTTTATGATTCTGTTGGACAACCTAGTATTTTACCAAGAACTTCATCTGGTGGAAGTTCAGATAATAACCTTGATTTAGGTTCAAGTGCTTCAAGATGGGAAAACCTATACTTAGGTGGTGGTCTATATGTTGGTGGCACAGGCACAGCAAACAAATTAGACGATTACGAAGAAGGAACTTTTACACCATCTATTCAAGCAGGTGGTACACATTACAGTTCTATAACTCATACAGTTCAACAAGGTCGTTATACAAAAATAGGCAGACAAGTTTTTGCACATTTTAGAATAACTACATCTGCTGTAACTATTGGAAGTGCAAGTGGAAATATTGAAATAGAAAATTTACCATTTACTTGTTCAAGTGCAGATAGCACAAATCAAGCAGGTACTATTGCTTATGCTTCTGGTATTAATTTTGGACTTTCAAGTTTTGATTGTGTTAATGTAAGTATTGCAACTAGACAAAATGAAAATAGAGCAACTTTTTCTAAATCAAGACTAAATGGAACAGCAGATGGCTGTCACAACTCATCTATAGGTCAAGCAGTAGATGTTGTAGGAACAGCAATTTATTTTGTAGATTAACAATGACAACAAAGGAGACAACACATGGCAATAACTAAAGAGACACAGATTGGTAAAATCGAAGTGGTCGGAAAATACAAATCAGTTCAAGTACGAACAGATACTGTAGTTATGGAAGATGGCGAAGAATTATCAAGAAAGTATCATAGACATGCTTTGATGCCAGATGCAGATATAACTAATGAACACTCAGAGGTTCAAGCAGTATGTAACGCAGTCTGGACACAAGATGTTAAAGATGCTTATGCAACTTTTAAAGCTAGTCAATCAGAGGAATTATAATGAGTAACGCAAGAGATAAAGCTAACATACCTGCTCTAAACTTTTCATCTACTGGTATAGATGACAATGCTACAAGCACAGCTATAACTATTGATAGTGGTGAGCAAGTTGGGATTGGTACGACAAGTTTAGGTACTTATCAATTATCTGTTGATAGTGGAACAGCAGGAAATACAAATTCTGAAGCAGGTATTTTTGCTCAAGGTATAAGAAGTGGTGTTGTATACAATTTTGTTTCTAATAACACTAGTGTAGCAACAGGTAGAGGTACAGGTATTAAATTTCAATCAGGTGGATTTGATTTAGGTGCAATAATTACAAGAAGTGATGTTACGGCAGCTTCAGGAGATGCACCTGGTTATATGACTTTTCACACATCTAGTGATAACACAGAAGATTTATCAGAACGTATGCGTATCGACAGTTCTGGTAATGTAGGTATTGGTACAAGTTCTCCAGATTTTCCATTAGAAATATATAAAACATCAACTTCAGAGGTTGCTATTGGTTCAGATAATGGTGGTACTGCACAGCTATCTTTTTACGAAAACAATTCAACAGCTAAAGAATTTTTTGTAAAATATGATGGATTAAATAACAATGGTGTAATTGGAACAAGTGCTGTATCTAACGCAATTGTTATTCCAAGAGATAGTGGTAACGTAGGTATTGGTACAAGTTCTCCAGAAGGAAAATTACATATAAATGATGGAACAAATAAAAACCTTTTAATTAAAGGTTCAGATTCTGGCGATATAACAGAAATATTAAATTTTAGCACAAGTAATGGTTATAGAAATTTGTTATTAGGTGGCTCTGTTTTAAGATTTGAAACAGGAGCTGGAGGTGGTAGTTCAACCACAGAACGTATGCGTATCACTAGTGATGGTAAAGTAGGTATTGGTACAAGTTCTCCAAGTGAAAAATTACAAGTACAAGGTAGTAGTGCTTTAGGTACTGGAACTGGAACAACTAATGCTATTAGAATACATGATACATCAGCAGGTAGTTCTTGGTCAACTACTCAAGACTTTAACCAATTACAATTTAGTTCAGGAGATACCTCTAATCCAGCTGGTTCAGGTGTTAGATATTCCATAGGTGTAGTTGCACATGATTCAGCAAATACTTATTCTAATTTAACATTTAGAAATTATGACGGCACAGAACACATGAGAATAAATGGTGCTTATGGTAAAATAGGTATTAATACAAGTTCTCCTAGTGGAACTTTTAGAACTACAATACAAGAAGATGAAACTGGACATGGTTGTTTAGTATTAGATAGAACTTCAAATATTGATTCAACATTGCGTTCTATGGTAAGTTTTGAAAGAAGTGGAACAGTTGTTGGAACTATAACTGTAAATAATACTTCAACTTCATACAACACTTCATCTGATTACAGATTAAAAGAAAACGTAGTAGATATGACTAATGCTACTGATAGATTAAAACAACTACAACCAAAAAGATTTAATTTCATAGCTAACGCAGATACAACAGTTGATGGTTTCTTAGCACATGAAGTTTCAAGTGTAGTACCAGAAGCAATTAGTGGAACACATAACGAAGTAGATGATGATGGTAATCCTATTTATCAAGGTATCGACCAATCTAAATTAGTACCTTTACTGGTTAAAACTATTCAAGAATTAGAAGCTAGAATAACAGCTCTAGAAACCAACCAACCATAATAGGAGAAACAACATGGCAATAACATACGAATGGTCTTTTCCAAACTTTGAGACAGACTCAGAGAATGTAGTTAAGACAATACATTGGAGATATACAGCTACAGAAACAGTAGG